TTTGAAAAAGATAATGAACTTATAACTCTTAGTAGTGAGGGTAATGAGGTACATGATATCGGTACGTTTAAATTTGTAGCTGAATCAGTTGGTTTGCCTCTTGATACTGTAGTAAAGATTTTTATTATTTGTATTGTGTTGGTATTCGATCCTTTAGCTGTAGCATTAGTTTTAGCTTATAATATTGCGCGAGGAGGCTCTATTTTAAAGGAAACAAAACAACTACTGGTAGATGAACCGATACCAGCAACTAAACCAAAAACCAAAACTATTATAACTGAAGAAATAATTGAAGAAGTAATTCCGGATACAGCTGGAAAAACACGAAAATACTCAGCACACTTAATAGATAAAAACTTAAAGTCCTAAGTGTTTTTCGGTTAAGATGGTAAACTCGTAACCTTTTTTCTTAGACCACTGTTCAGCGGCCTCCCATTTAGCTCTATTTTTAACATACTCAGCTTGACGTCTCAAAAGAGCTTTAGTGTTTCGAGTAGGTTTAGGTGGTACTGTTTGCACAGAGGGTTTTATTTCAATAAGGTATTTTTTAAAATTACCTTCTTTAGTTTTAAGAGTTATATTTGAATCTACAAAATAACGAGACACTTTACCTGTTAAAGGGTTCTGATAAGGAATAATAACTGATTCAGATCCCCACGATATGACAGCGGGGTTATGATCACACCAACGCATGTATTTTAATTCATAACTTGAACGGTAGAGTATAGGTTGGGTACCTTTATACTTTTCAGGATGATCAGGTTTAAAAATACCTTGTTTAAATTTAGATGTTCTTTTGCGATTCACAAATTAACATTTCCATCTTCTTCTTGCAGCACAACCTCTAGTTTTTTTACCAGCACATCCACCAGCAGGTATCCATGCTTTACTTCTTGCACAAAAACTTTTTCTGCGTTTTGAAGCTTTTGATCCTTTTTTAACTTTACCGGTTACAGGGGCTTTTAAATTCGAACCGGTTGCTCGATTATATTTTGCTCTTCCTTTTGCAGTTAAACCTCCTCCGCGGTTAACTGGTAATTTTTCGCCTCGCTTTATGGAAAGACTTGGAGCTTTTTTTTCTTCTAAAATATTTTCAACTAATAATTCAAAGTTCATAAAAGTAATTATCCTATAAAGAACATGGCGGGGGTTTGATCTTCGTAAGAATTTTTAAGCTCAACTTCTAAAGCATCTCTTTCTGAAATACCTTGTTGCAAAAAGTCATTATAGTTAACATTACCGCCGCCAAATAAATTAGTACCACCGTATTTGCCTCTAACGTTTGCTACTGTTATTTTGCAAAGTGCTAAAGTGTAACGATAAATCCATCTCTCATTAATAATATCTTTAATAGGTCTTTCAATATAACAACCTACGATACCCATATATGTTTGATCGGGAATCGGTTCAGGTATAATTCTTAAAATTTGATTTTTAGGATCAAATCTAAAATGAGGAGTCATTGCAAGAACTTTGTTTCTTGTATCAATAAACCCTTTTAATACCTCCCAAGTTACTAAATCAAATCCGAAATTACCTATCATATAAGAAGAGTAAATTTGTTGAGCCATAGCCTGCTCCATAGTAAACAACGTATTAATTCCTGTTGTTTCTCCGTACGTAAAAGAAAAACAATCTAAAACCCTTCTGTAATCATTTAAATCATAATCGTAACCAGATGATACACCTGGAGTGAAAGACGAATACATTTCTTGTGTTTCATTTATAAGTGTATCTACTTTTATACCTTTACCTTTTTGATATATTTTAGAATCGAATACTAAAAACTCTTCAGTATAACCTGCATACTTAGTAAAAAATTCCATAGCGGTAGCTATGTTGTCATATATTTGCTCATTAGCTATTTCAACGTTAACTAAGGGCTCTCCCATTTGTCTACGAATTCTTTGTGCTAACGCATCATAAGACTTAATAACCGGGTTAGCATTGGTAGAACCGGGAGTATAACGAGGTAAAACGTTCATAGTGTAATATTATTTAAGTTATTAAGGTTCTTTTAACCCTCCATAATAGCCGTAAATTTCTGATTTATCAGAAGCATCTTGATCAACAATACATTTAGCGGCTTTATCGTTTGATTGCTCGTACGGTCGTGTTAGATCTTCAGGGTTTGCGCCACCAGCTTCTCTACCGTACTGCTCATCATCATTAAATTGAACATTAAGAGGTTCTTTTGGTGTACCAGGCTCGTATGAGTATTCCCAACGTTTACATTTCATAACCCAAATGTAGTGACCCATTAATGCATTAGCATTAAGTTGCAAGTTTTGATCATCTCTTTCTGTAATTTCATATACAGGTGCACCTCTTCCGCCTGGTCTATCTCCATAACCACCATATTCTTTTAACTCAATTAAGTCTCCAGCTTTTGGCTCTTTATACTCTCCAAATGTTTCTTGAAAAGAAGATATATGCATAACACAGGTCATATCACAATCTGCCATTATGCCAAATTTAGAAAGCATTATAGCATCATTAGTAATATCAGTAAACATAACCATAGGTCCTGCTGATACAAAAGGAGTTGTCGGATCTTCACCGTAAAGATAATAATGAGAGGAAAGATTGTAACCGTGAGTGTAATATGTTACCTCGGTGCCGTAGTGTTCAATTTGTTCTTTCCAATAACCAGAAATTAAACCTCTCTCGTTATCGTTTATTGTTTTATCTAGATAACGAACTTTTTCCATATTTAAATTTTAGCTAATTTTTTAAGACCTTTTTTAAGCGAATATTTTGCAAACTTTTTTTTGTTTTCAATGTCTTTATGTAAGTTATCTAAATCAAAAGTTGCTTCACCTAATATTCTGGGCTTCTTTATCCATTTTTCTGTAAATGGATGATAAACTGCATCGTATCTGTTTTTATCAAATTCTCTAATAGTAGGAATATAGTGAATAGGGTGTAAGGATCCAGCTGCTAACTTTCCGTTTATATCTTTTATTCTATTAAGAATATGTTCTTTAAGCATATCAGAAAGATTTGTTGTATTAATTTGTACAATTATATTAATAGAAGATTTATCAGATGAACCTTCTTTTAATGCAGGTCCAACCATAAAATAATCCCAAACGCGTTTTTTAACACCATCTTGTTCTGCTGAATTAATTTTTTCTATATCGTTTAAAATTTGAGTTTTAATAGTTGGTTGAAGTTTTGGGTCTCCTCCTTCAGGCATAAAATACCATACTCTTGGATCTAAAGAGTTTGGCGATATGGGATTGGTATGTATTGGAAAATACTTCTCAAGTTCTTGTTCGAACAATTTCATAATAGTATTTATGCTATCTCTATAAACAGAAACAGCCCCTTTTGGGGCTGTTCTTTTAATTTTGTAATAAAAGCTTATTTAAAGAAATCGCCTTTTTTGACTGTTGATTTTACTTCAGGTTTACCTTTTGGGTTTTGAAGTGATTTATCATGACCTTTAGCAGGCTTAAGTTCTGGATCTGACTCAATGTCGCCGCCGTGGGCTTTACCACCGTGAACTTTTGGATTGCCGCCTACTTTATTATTTTTGTTTTGAAGTACCTTACTTTTGTCGCCGAGAGGTTTTAATTCTGTTGACTCTTTAAAAGGCTCTTCTTCTTTTTCACTTTCTTTTTCTTCTTCAGGCTCTTCACTGCCAAATTCCATTTCTTCTTCTTCACCTTCTGATTCTACTTCTGTTTCATCAGAAATTTTATCAAGAATTGTTTGAAGACGATCCATTACTTCTTTAAGATCTGATACTAAATCTGAAACTTCATCTTTACTATCTTCTAATTCATCAACCATATCTTCATTTGATGTAGGAATTTCAACATTCATATCATCTGAAGTTGGATTGTCGAATTCTTCAGTTAATGTTGCTTTGAAAAGTCTTTCGAATGACCCTTCGAATGATTTTTTAGGTTCTGCTTCCATAGAATCTTTTAATACACTTGCTTTACCTGTTAATACTTTTGTTCCTTCAGCTTCTTCAGGTGTATCTAAATCTTTTTTACGAGCATCAGGTCCTTGACCAGCTACTGGACGTGCTTTTTTAGCATCAATTTTTGAATCAAGTTCACTAGCGCCTTTAACTACATTATCTTTAGCTTCGCTAAGGAGAACTTTGGATGCGTAAATTTCTTCAAGAGGATTTTTCTTCATATGTTGTAATTATATTTATTCTATCTAGGTTAATTTTTAACTGTTCTGTAATTGATTTTGTAAATTTATTATAGCAGCACTTTGCTGTTCTACTACTGTCATTAGTTGTTGTACGGCTCCATAAAGTGCAGCATAAATTTGA